GAGCGAGTATTGAGGAGTTCTCTGGAAACTGTAGATTTATCTTCACTTGCAACTATAAGAACAAAATTATTGAGCCGTTACATTCAAGATGTGCTGTTGTTGAGTTTGGTATTAAGGGTAGACATAAACAGGAAATAGCAGCAGCATTCTTTGGAAGACTAATACATATCTTAGATCAAGAACGCATTGATGCTGATAAGAAAGTTCTTGCAGAATTAATTAACAAACATTTTCCTGATTGGAGAAGAGTTCTTAATGAGTGTCAAAGATATTCAGTAGGAGGAAAGATAGACAGTGGTATTCTTGCTCACTTTAGTGATGTGAGAGTAAATGATCTTGTCAATAATTTAAAACAAAAAGATTATGCAGAAGTTCGTAAGTGGTGTGTTAATAATTTAGACAATGATCCTGCAGTTTTAATGCGTAGGATATATGATAGTCTGTATGAATCTCTAATACCTGCAACTATTCCAGCTGCTGTATTGATTCTTGCAAAGTATCAATATCAGATTGCTTTCGTTGCAGATCAAGAGATCAATCTACTTGCCTGTTTAACAGAGATCATGGTAGAATGTAAATTCAAGTAAAACATTATGACTAACAAATTTATTAAAAAACGTGACAAGATCAGAGCACAAATGAAATCTAGATTTTATTATATGTTCTGGGGTGCAGCAACTGTATCTGTATTTGCAGGTCAGATGTATGTTGGATCTGGATATCGTCAGATGTCCAACTCTCTTGACACTCTTGTCGATTCTTATGTTAATAGACCAAGAATTGTGCCAGTAGATAAGGATAGACAAACCTCTCAATCTCCATATAAAATGCCTATCGTACAATGATTCTAAGAGAAGTAGATGCTTTATGGGCTGCTGACGAATTTATCAACTACTTCAAAAAGTTTCAGACTATTGAGGATTATATTCGTTTTACAAAAAAAGCAGCAGTTGCAGAAAGAACAAAATCAATTGTGTCTCTAAAAGATGAATTCTTTAATGAAGATATTCATCCGGAGGATATGGACTTTGAAGTTAAGTTTGTTGGAGAACGTTTTCAGAATGGTCTTCCACAGGATTACTATCATGAACTTTTAACTGCAACTTCATCTGCAATTATTGAAAAGAATATTCCCGGTAGAGAACTGCGTTGGATTGTATATGAAAAGAATAGTAAAAAGATATTAGGGTTTATAAGATTTGGATCTCCAACAATTAATTCTAAACCAAGAAATGAATGGTTAGGTCAACCGGCAAACCTTTCTATATTCAATCGTCATGCTGCAATGGGATTTGCAATCGTCCCATCTCAACCTTTTGGATATAATTGTCTTGGTGGAAAACTACTTGCATTGATGTGTGTATCTCATTTTGCAAGAGAGACTTTAAACAAAGTATTTGAGAAAGATATTGGATGGTTCGAGACCACTTCATTATACGGTTCTACGACCTCTGCGTCGCAGTATGACGGTCTTAAACCATACATTAGATATAAAGGACTAACTGATAGTAATTTCCTACCATTACTTCATGATCGAGCATTTCATATTCTACATAATAGATTCACTTTACTTAATGATAATAATCCTGTAACTCCTAGTTATGTCTCATCTAAAAAGATGAAAAGACAAACTAGAATGATTTCATGGACTAAGAACTCACTGAAAGAATATGGTCAAGTAGAAAAACTAAAAGAGTTAGATAGAGTTCTTAAGAATGCATTTGGACTTACACAGAGAAAGAGATCATATACATCCGACTATGGTTATGGAAATGTTCGTGAAGTATTACTTGGCGAACAAGATAAATTAGTTCGTGGCCCTAATTGGGATAAGTTTTATCTTGAAAATATTATCAAATGGTGGAAGAAGAAAGCAGGTAAAAGATATGAAAAGATGAAGAAAGAAGGCAGGTTTAGAACTGAGGTCGAACTCTGGACAGAAGATCAAGATATACAAATCATAAGATAATGGAACTTAAAGACTGGTTAAACTCAATTAACTTTTACAAGAACAATCTTCTAGAAGAAGATCCTTCTTTGATAAAAGACTATGCTCCATATATTATCAATCGTTGTTTGTCAGGCAATCTTGATTGTATTATGTTTGTTAACGAAATGAATAAGTATCCTAACTTAGATAAAGATCTTCAATATTCTTTTTATCTAAATACACTTAGGAAAAAGAAGAGATTCTCTCCCTGGCTCCGTAAGGATAAAGTCACGGATCTCCAATGTGTAAAACAATACTATGGTTATAGTAACGAGAAAGCCTCTCAAGCACTGAAAATCTTATCAAAACAACAACTGGAATTTATTAAACAACGACTTGAAATTGGAGGAACAAAATGACTACTTCTACGGTAGAACCACAAATAACTTGGTCTCAGGATCAAATGGTGGAAGTGCTTCTCAATGAACCAGATGATTTTTTAAAGGTTCGTGAGACTCTAACAAGAATTGGTGTAGCGTCGAGAAAGGAAAAGAAATTGTATCAAAGTTGCCATATCTTGCATAAGCAAGGTAGGTATTTTATTGTGCACTTTAAAGAATTATTTGCATTAGATGGTAAGCATGCTAATCTCACATCTAATGACGTACAAAGACGTAACCGCATCGCTCGTCTCTTAGCAGACTGGGGTTTAATTACTGTAGTAAAACCTGAATCAGTTTCTGATATCGCTCCTCTTAATCAAATTAAAGTTCTTTCATATAAAGATAAGGGAGATTGGATTTTAGAACAGAAGTATAATATTGGTAAAAAAGGTAAGACCCAAGAAACCGAATAAAAAAGTAGTGCTCTCCACTTCCCTTTTACAGTGATACGTGTATAATTAGTAGTGAATGCCGAAAGGATTCACTTTATACACACTCGCTTTTAAAGGAGAAAAATTATGTCAAATTTACGCAGATTCCAATCTGAAGATTTATCTTCATTGATGGATAAAATTGTCAGGAATAGTATAGGATTAGATTCTTATATAGATGATTTCTGGACAAACACAACCTCTTCTAACTATCCGCCATATAATTTAGTTCAAGTGAACAATGTCGAATCGAGGTTGGAAATCGCACTCGCAGGATTCAAAAAGAAAGAAGTCAAAGTCTACACGGAGTTTGGAAAACTACATGTCGAGGGCAAAAAGGAAGAATCAAAAGATGATGCAACGATTGTCTATCAAGGATTGGCCCAACGTTCCTTCGATAGAGTCTGGACGATCACCGATGATACAGAGGTTAGATCGGTCAGCTTTGCCGATGGACTCCTTACCGTGGAATTGGGAAAAGTAGTTCCAGAACACCACTCTCGTAAAGACTACTTATAAATAAAATAGTTCGAGATGGATGGGGGCCTTTACGGCCCTCTTTTTTTGTGCTATACTAGAGGGACGTGATTAAAAATTATGACCATTAAATTAATGCTCTTAAAATCTGGTGAAGATGTAATCGCTGATGTTTCTGAAATGTTAATGGGCGAAGGAGAGAAAAGAACGGTTATTGGATATCGTTTAGATAGACCTTGTGTTATCAAAATGTTAAAACCAAATGTGACCGAAACGAATGGTAATGCTAAAAAAGCAGGATTTGAAGTATCATTATTTCCTTGGATACCTTTATCTAAAGAAACAAACATACCTATCCCTGCTGACTGGTTGATTACAATGGTAGAACCAGTTTATAAATTAAAAGAAATGTATCAAGAGGACATCGTAAATTATGGAAACGAAAATAATACTACTAACAACTAATCAAATAATCATAAGTCAAATAACTGAAGTTCCTGCAGCTATTCCGGGAGAACCTGATTGTAAATTATCCAACCCATTTACAATTAAAGATAATGATATCTTAGAACCTTTCTTGCTAAAAGTTACAAAGGATGATACATTTATGATTAGTTCTGATAAGATTCTAACTCTTGCAGATCCCACACCAACACTACTTGAAAAATATCAAGACCTTATTAAATGAAGTTCTATACTAATGTTCAATTGATCGGGAATCAGTTTCTGGTTCGTGGTGTTGAGAATGGAAAAAGATATGAACATCGTGATGAATTTTTCCCTACATTATATGTTAAGTCTAAAAAGAAGTCTAAATACAAAACGTTAAATGGAGAGACAGTTGAACCAATCAATCCGGGAACAGTTAGAGACTGTCGAGAGTTCTATAAAAAATATGAAGATGTCGATGGATTCGAGATATATGGAAATGACAGATACATTTACCAATACATATCAGAAAAATATCCTGTTGATGAAATCAAGTTTGACATCAGCCAGATTAAACTTGTTACT